GTTAGGCCTTGGGGAGCGCCGCAATAGCTGCTTGTGCGGCGGCTTTGTTGGCGGCCTGCGCGACATCTAGCTCGGCTGGGGTGGTTGCCGCGCTGACAGCGGCTTTGGCTTGGCTGCGCAGTTTGTCCGCCAAGCCCACTAGAGCGCTAAATTTGGCTGTGTTGGCTTGCACTTTGTCTGCCCACGCCAGCTGCATGGCGGGCGTGGACAACCCTAGCGCAGCCATAAATGCTTGCCCAGCCACACTGACTGCGCCGCCCGCTTTAACGGCATCTGCGGTGGCGACCTTCATCGCCCATGAATCTTTTTCAGCCTGCGTTGGCTTGCCTGCTAGGCGCTGTAGCGTTTCGGCATGGTAGCCGTCTACCGCAATCATCGCTGCGGACTTAACGCCGGCGAATTGCACAGCCAGCGCCGCGACGCTAGGTTGGGCGGTAAGGGTGGCACCTACCGCCCCCAATTTATCTATCACCACGGGGTTTGCCGCCGCATCGTAAAACGTCTGTCCACGATGGTCAGCCACAACAGTCCACACGCCGTCTACAAACACAGCCTGCTCGTTGGCTAGCAGAGTGGGTAATGGCAGCGCGGTAGTTTGGGAGGGGAGGTGATAAATACCCGGCTCAAGTGGCGATTCGTCGGCAGCCGTTGTATTAAGGTACTCGCCCGTGGCATCGTAATTGTGTATTTGCATGGTCATGTCCGATTAGTATTTGATACAAGCGAGCAGGGCTACGTTGCGCGGGCGCGAACTGAATTTATTAATTAAAGCGCCCTCAGTTTGGTAGACGCTGCCAGCAGGAAATATGGTGCCGCCATTCGAGACTGTGGGCACAGTGGCATGCAATTCCCCCCCCGTCGAAAAGTTTGATATATCGTCAGACCACGCGGCCCCCACCGCACCACCACCATTATTGCGCTGTGCAGTTGTATGCACTGTCCCCGCCTGCGCACTCCCTAACACCCGCCCTGCATCCACCCCCCGCGCGTCGTCGAAAAACCGAGGAAACTCCCCGCGCCAGTCAGGCAGCACCATGTACAAGCCCGCGATACTGCGCGTGGTGGTGGGAGTTGCGGGGTTAGTGCATTTGTAAAATTGGGTCGCGGTGGCGTTTTGGGCATCACCCACGTAGCACGCAGCAACCAAATTGGCATAGGCAACCGTGTCCACAGAGGCACCATTCAGTTTTAGATAGCCGGCTGGCGCAGTCGATCTGGCGAACATCACCACCTGGCCACATTGCGCAGCCACACTGGTATTAAGCGCAGCCACACTGGTACTTAATGCTGCGGGCGCAAACAGCCCACCCGACGACTGCGATATAACCCACGACGCTTTAGTCCCAGCGCCAACAATCGCAGTGATATTCACTACCAAGCTCGTGCCCACATAGCTTGTCACTTGCCCCATCATCGAGTTGGTACTAGGGGCTAATGCGTCCGCCATCACCAGCCACATGCCAGGCTGAAAGCTTTTAGCGGCCGACACTGCAAATGTTTTAGCGCCCAATCCAATCAAGTTACTGGTGACGCTACTATCGGTGGTGCTATTAAAATTCATCGCGGTGGCCATCGCATTGGCCTGCGTCGCAAAGGCATTCATCTGCGTCACCATTAACGGCATCGCCGTGCCCAGCAACGCATCCGCTCGCGCGGGGAAGTTAACGGGGTCTGCCGTATTAGGTGGCGTGCCCAAGGCACTAATTGATTGAGTAATAGCCATACTTACACCTCTTCCAGTTCTAAGTTAATCACCGCTTGAGTCGGGTGTTTTAGATTGATTGAAAACTTTTTGAATGGGCCAAAAATCAACAGCGCCCCAAAATAACCATCCGCCGCATCGTCCAACCCAGACCACAACAACGGCAGCCCCCCGTTGTATTCGCGGAAGTTGTAAATCTCCTGCACACGGGATTTATCCACATACAGCTGCTGCGTAGTAATAGGCACATTCCTGCGGGGGATTAAACGATTTATGTTGCCTAAAAAATCGCGCTCAATAGTCGAAAAGTTAAGAACATCCGACACTGCGTCATAGGCTGTAGACCCCAGAAAAAGCGACGCACCGCACAATAAAGTGCCCACTTTTGCCCCCATCGCAAGCGGGGTAACCGTCACCGTAATCACGGCATTGGTATAGGGAGGAAGGTCAAACAGCACCACGTTTTCTTGAGTGGAGAAGGCCTTAAAAAAATAATCATACCAACCAAAAATAGGGCGCTGCGCAATCGTCACCGTGCGGCTGTACACCTGCGTCGCGCCATTCATCACCCCCACCACCACACTCACCCCATCGAGGTGCAGCAAAGCCAGCGTATCAATACGCTGCAAGGGCATAAAAGTAACAACGATGGGCTCATTCCACTCGGTCTTCGTGTCGCGCAGCAAATCAAACATTGCAAAGCGATTCGTGGGCACTTTAGTGGTATCCGAGCTCCCCATCCATTTAGTCACATCCGACAGCGCATTACCCACATTGCCCGCCACCAGCGAGGTGTACACCAGATGTGCGATCGCATCTATTACCCGCTCGCCCAGACCATACGTTGCACCCGCAGAATACGACTGATACGTTTCGCCGAGCTTTTTCCACCACGTGGTCGCTGCAAACGGGTCGTGCCCCACATTACCCGCTTGCAGCGACTTAAAAACAAAGCGCAACCCCGCCGCGCCTGCCACCGACACCTGCGCATTCAGCCCATAATTGGTAACGGCCGAATAAAGCGCCGGAGCAGTCTCAACCACCGAACTACTCATTAAATTGATATCGGTGATGGGAATAGGTTTAATGACCCTCATGCTGCCACCCGTACATTAAGCGCGGCACCGTCGCTGGTGAATCGGCGCAGCATCTGTTCCTGCTTAAGCGTATTCGTCGCCGTTTGCTCGCCCGCCGCTTTTAGTTTGCTCACCTCATCGCGCAGCAAGCGAATCTCGCGCACCAGCTCGCCGTTGTCATTGGCCGCCACAGGCTGTGCCAAACGCTGCATCAGCGCCGAATTGTCCGCTGCGGGCAAAATACGCTCACCCGCGTGCGCCTGAATAACCATGTCGCGCGGCAAGTAATTGGTGCCAACAGCCAAAGACGGCAGGCTCGCTCTGGCGCTGGGGGGTGAGTCATAAGCATGGATGTTGAGCGTGTGGTCCCATACACTACCAGCACTAGGCTGCGTAACCAGCGTACCGCTATCGGCCGGTCGCTTGGATGTGTTCGCCCCCGTGGGGAGCGAGTCATAATAAGCCTGCGCTGCGGCTAATTTTGCACGATGCGCCGCATCCCAAGCGCTAGCTTGCTTCGCCAATTCCGCAGCCTGATAAACCGCTTTAACCACACCCTTCTTGCCTTTAGTCGCCTCAGCCAATGCCGCCGCATCTACGGTAAATTGCTCTGCCCCAACACTTTGCAACGCCGTCAGCGCGGCCGCTTTTTTATCTTTATCTGCAATCGCTTGCGCCGCGCCCCCATTTGATCCAACAGCCGCCGCCAACAGATCAGCTAAACTCTGATTGCCCAGCGTCGCCTTGCTATCCAGCCCAGCCAGCCACGCATTAGTTGACTGCATCTCGGTCAACTGTTTATCTGCTGCACTTACCTGCACTTCAGCCGTCAGCGCCGTATCAGACAGCGCGTTTTGCACCAACGCAAAGTCTTTTGCATAGTCAAAAGCGCTTTTCGCTTGTGCTTTAGAGGATTCTAAAAATGCCGATGCCGAAGCGGATAACTGTCCTTGCGCAGCGCTATCGCCTGCCGCAGCGCGACTATTAACATCTAAAAATTGACTGCGCGTCACGTCATAAATCTGTGTCGCGCTCGCGCTGCTCTGGTTGCCTGCCCATAACGACTTTTGCAAATCGCGCACCGATGCACCAAAGGCACGCAGGTTATTCACAGCAGACTGGGCTGCATTAAAGTCAGCCACACCCTTGTCTTGCTGTAATTTAATGTTGTCCGCAACAGCTTTATTAGCGGCGGATAGCGAATTGACCCACGCTTGGATAGCACCTTGGTTTTCCAACAGCGCAACCGTTTGTTCCGTGCTGGCAGTCTGTGCGAACTTCCACCAATCTTCAGTGGTGAGCAAAAATTGCGCTTGGCCAAGCCCCGCATCCGTCAGCTGCTTCAACGCCAACTCCCCTTGTGTTGCAGCTGGGGCAAATGCCTGCACAAAGCTCCCCATCAACTGATTCGCCTTATCGACACCCCCCAATGCCTGCACCAGCGCATCGGCAGCATCCGCCGTCGCGCTGGTTGTTTTACCCAACGCCTGATACCACGTATCTAGCGTGGCCACTTCGCTGGCTACGCGCGTGAGGGTTTGTAACAAGCCTTCGCCGGACTGCTGAAACTTTTCCATGCCAGGCACCAGCTGCGCCACCATCAAATCAGACTGCTTGCTGATAGCCTGCATAATGGCTTCTTGCTGCTGCGCGGCCGACATGCCTTGTAGGCTCAACTTACCCGTGTTGATAACGAAACTAGAGAGTTGCGCATCAAACCCCGCCGCATCCACGCCCAATTGCGCCGCAGACGTCGAAATGCTGTCTTTGATGCCAATAAAGATTTGCCCAAAAGCCGCACCAATATCACCCGATACGCCGCCAGTCTTTTCCCACGCCGATGAGGATTTATACAGACCAAACAGGGCGCTCGTGGTATCCGTGCCCGCCGCATATTGGCTCACCCCTTGCCCTTGCGAGATAGCACCCAACGTGCCATTAATGCGCAGCCCGCTATCACTCACATTGCGCGCGGTTGTGCCAAACAGCGCATCGGCCAGCTTCTTGCCAATATCGGTAAAACCGACCAACCCCAACGCTGCGCTACGCCCAAATTGGTTCGCACCCGAGCGCGTCGTCACATCGCCATTCGCTGCCCCCAAATTCGCCGCAATATCCCCGCCCAATGCCCGTGCTGCAACGGCCACAAAATTACGCATCGCACTATCAACAGACTTTAGGCTCGCGTTCATTTGTGCCAAATAGGCACTTGTTCCAAAAGTGGTTTTATTCAGGATGTCTATCGAGGCAGCTACTGATGATGACTTTTCTGACAGCGCGCCCAACACCGTGCCTGTAGACTGTGCGGCTTGCACCTCGGCGGCAGTTTGCGCCTGGGTGTGTTCCGCCAGTGCATTCAGCGCAATCACCGCCGCCGAAATACCTAACCCAATCATGCCGCCCTCACTCATTGCGGATAGGCCACCGCCGCTCATCAGACTATTCATTGCCGATTTAATCGGCAGCTCAATGACGGCGGATTTGAAAACATTTTGTACAGACTCAATAAAGTTTTGAGCGAATGATTTACCGTTTTCAAACCCGCGCATCAGGCTATCAGTCAGCGATTGTGCCAAGTTATCGCCCATACCTGCCCACAGATTAGCGGCGGGGCGAGCAGGGGCGCCTTGCGCATCGCGCAAGCGCCCAATCGCGCCTATTTGCGCAGTCACCGCCAGCAACTCTGCCTCGCGCCCTGCCACACCATCCAAGCTTGCTGCCCGCACCGCTAACAGTGCGATGCGCTCGTTATAGCGCGCCTCGGTCAGGGCGGCAATTTGCGCTTCCGTCATACCCGCTTTAGCACGCTCCCACTCGGCCGCATCTGCCTGTTTAAGCAGCTCGGCTGCACCCGTTTGGGCCAACACTGCCGCCGTTTCGCGTTTATCTTTTGCAGCTTGGCGCAAATTCGCCGCCATCTCAATGGTTGCTTGTGCCGCCGCGCCCGTCGTATCCGTAACCTTAATCAGCGCGCCATTGCTTTCCATTAAAGCGGCACGCCTATCTAATTCATCCGCCGTCGCAGCCAAGGTGTTGGCGTGCAACACGCCGTCCACGTCCACTTTAGCTAACAGCGCATCACGGCTCGCTTGCGCCGATTTAAGCTCACCTGCCGCCGCACTTGCGCCATCGCGGTTTAATTTCAGCAATGCTTCACGTTCAGCCTTTTCTTTTTCCAGCACCACCGCCGCATCTAGTTTGCTCAAATAAACTGCCCGTTCCGCCAGTACTGCCCTATTTTGCGTAGCGGTGAGCGACGCTATAAATTTAATGCGCGCCTGCTCTGATTCGGTCAGCTTGTCGGTAGCTACAGATTGCGCGCCAAGGATGGCGATATGCGCGGTGGCTTGCTGAGTTAGCACGACTAAATGTCGGAGTTCGGAATCATCGGAGCTAGGTTTTTTTGAGGGGGTATTGGTGGGGTTCTTTAACTCATCTGAAATGGCTTTTTTGGCCTTTACTGCGTCAGCAACTTTATTGTTTAGGGCATTCCGCGCCGCCGCGATTATTGCCTCGCTGCGCACCATGTCATCTAATGCAACCTTCAGCGCTTGATCATGGTCAGCGAATTGCATCTTGGTAAGCCCCTGTACGGGGCCTAGTTTGGCTTCTTTGGCCGCACGGGCTTGCAAGTCTTGTAGCGCTACACGTTTATCCGACAAAGCAGATTCTAGCTTGTGCAACTCAACGACATCTGCATCCTGCCCGCTAACGTTGAGCTTCGTCCCCGCCTTGGCGGATTCCAATTCCTTCTGTTTTGCAATGGCCTCATCCAGCGCATTCACCGCATGGCTCTTAAACCCAATCCACGCCGCCGCCGCCAACCCAATAGAGGCCACAATACCCACAGGGCCTGTCAGCGCCAACAATAGACCGCGCATGGATACACCTACCGCCACATTACTAGCAATGGTGGCCGTGTTGCCTGCCACCCCCTCCGCCACATGTGCCGCACGCGCCACCCCTAATCGCGCCAAGCCAGATAGGGCTGCTTGATTAGCCACCGATTCGGCGGCGGTACGCTCGGCAATTTCCGCCAGCTGCGCGATATGCGCAGCACGCTGAATAGCGCGTGTCGCCACCACCCCTTGCGCTATTTTTACCGCCCAACCCAACACTGCTGTTGCCGCCAACGCAAAGGCAACAGGCAAATTATCGGCAACCAACTTAACGCTCTGCGCAAAGCCCGAAAACACCCCGGTGCCGCTATTTAAGCGCCCCATCATTAGCGTCATCTCGTTATTCAGCAACGTGAATGACTGCCCGATAGTGAGCGGCATTTTAGAGGACTCTTGACGCAGGGTATCGAGCGCTTGGGGTAGGGCTAACACCAATAATTTGCTGGTGAGTTGCCCCTCTTCAGCCATTTTGCGCAGCGCCTCACGCGGCTTGCCAATACTGTCGGCTAGGGCCTGCATCAAGCGCGGGCTGGCCTCATTCACAGAATTAAATTCCTCGCCGCGCAATACCCCAGAGCCAATCGCTTGTGACAATTGCAAAATAGCGGACGAGGATTCTGTGGCCGTTGCGCCACTTACTTTGAGCGCCAACCCTACCGTTTCGGTCACTTTGGCAACGTGTGCTTGATCAAATCCTAGGCGCATCACTGACGAGGATAACCGAGCGTAAAGTGTCGCCGTTTCGGCAATCCCCGTAGCGGCGCTAGCCGCAATGCGCTGCACATCCGCTTGCGCTTGCACATAACTACCCGACGCTCCCGTGGCAAGCAACAGTTGCGAGTTTAGTTTTGTATAGCTATCTGACAGGTTACCTAGCGTAGCAAGGTAGGGCAGCACGTATTGTTGCATCGCAACAAACACTGTGGCACGATGCCCCATATCACCCATTTTTTGAGACAACCTATCTATGCGAACAGAGGCATCATCTAACTGGTTTCCAGCTTGGTGGACCTTCGGCTGCTCACTGTTAGCAGCCGTACTCATTCCGCTTGTGCCCATTCTGCTGCTGGCACTGCTAGGCAAACTAGTCAGCTGATTCACCGCCGCCTGCGCGAACTTTAGCTTGCGGTAATCTGCCGCCAAACTCGCCACACTTACCCCCTGCGCAGCCAATACTCGGCGCGCCGCCTCGCTCTCCACACGATTGCTAACTAACGCCTCTTTAGCGGTGGCGGCGGCTGCCTTGAGTTTGACAAATTCGCGCGCGAGCGTTGCATCACCTGCATTAGATTTTAGTTTTTCAGCCGCCACCGCCACCGCAGAAGTGGCGGCCACAAAGTCACCAGACAACCCAGCCGCCGCGCGCTTGGATTGCGCAAAAGCACCTATTAAAACGCGCGCCCCTTGCGACCCCGCCACACCCAACCCAGCCAGCTGCGTACGCGCGCTAGCCAGCTGCCCCGCCATACCAGAGGTATCCGCCTTAATGGTAATGCCAACTGTTATGCCGTTTGCCATAATTCACCGACCACCTTAGACATCGCTGTTAAACACCTCTAACGCCGCCCGCTCCATCGCCTGCACATCGTTAAACATATCGGCTCGGTCGCGCCGCTTAACACCTTGCAACCGCATCACCACTTCCAACGCGGGGTAATCTAATCCCACCCGCTGCGCACTCCGCATGCCTACTAGCCAGCGCCATTGAGTGGCCATGCCCAAAAACACATGCAGGGTAGGCCAGTTGTCTCGCCACACCTCAAATTCAGCCACCTCTACCGCATGCACAACTTCGCACCCGAACGCTGCCCAATCCGATTCCGACTGGGCTTGCTGGGCAGCAAGGGAAACACCCTGTCCGCCACGCGCCCAAAAGCGCGCGGCTTCCGTTAGTTTTTTTGCTTTGCCCCTGTAATACCGCCGAAGTAAGTCTCCACGATGGCACGCGCCACCGGAAACACATCCAGCAACGCATTCAGATTGCTGACACTAAACACCAATTCACCTGATTCGTCCGCCACCCCTTTCCAACCCACCATCACCTCGTGGCAAAATTCCGCATCGCTTAACTCACCCTCACGAATGCGCGACAACATGGAATCAATCTCCGATTGGCTTAAACGCTTAAACTCCACATCAAAGACGTTTTTCGTCTTTGCGCCAGGAATGAGTACCGAAACAGCTTGGGTGTAAGTGTCAGATTGTGAGATTGTGAAAGTCATAGTGAGCGCTCCTTTTAGTGGTTAAGACAGTGGAGGCAGGTTACGCGGGCGCGCGAATGGAGATAAGCCGGAAGCGTTTCCGGTAGAAGCACAAAGCCCCGCTGATGCGGGGCTCATTTCAAACTAAGACATTAAAAATCACCCCCCCTACGGGGGCTGGGTGCAGGCTACAAGCACACAATCGTAAGCTCATCGTTGCCGATAACAGGCGTGAACGCCATATTGAATTGCAGCATTTTAATGTTATCGGTCTCACTCGACTGCATACCGTGCAACTGTACGGCAGGCGCGTTGATTTGCACTTTAGAGCCTGCCGCTACGCCATGCGTTAAAACGAACGCCCCCAAGGTGGCATTTTTTACAACACCGTCCCAGTCTTTGGTGGCGACTAGGTTATCTTCCAGCGTAATACTGCCCACGGCGGTGCGATCAAGGAAGGTGACATTTTCAGCATTAATTAAATTGCGATACGACACCTGATTACCCAGGTCAAAGTTAAAGTCGGAGATGGGGCGGCTCAAGCCGTGCAAGGTCGCCACAGTATTCGCATCATTCACAGCGAGCGGCGCTTTGAATGCGCTGTACACGCCCGCCAGCTGCACCACGTCGGTAGCGGCGCGGAACAACCCCGTGAAGGTGTAGCTTAAGGTGGGGACACCTTTAGGTGATACTTTACCTTTTACCGTACCTTTAGCCCCCGTGATGATGCGGTTTTTGCCATCAATGTTGAGATACAGAGTTAGCGATTGGTCGCCTGTACTAACGGGTGCGTAGGTCACCGAGGTGGTCGCCACAATCGTTTCCGAGAGGGCGCAGCCTTTCATCAGCACCCCCCATGCCGGAGCTGTGCCCGCCACGCCGCTGGCGGCCAGCTCCACATCAAAATCCAGCTCCACGTGAAAGTCCGCCACAATTTTACCCAAGCCACCCAAGTAGCTCAAAATAACATTACGTTCAACTTC